GTTGCGGTGTTGGAAACAGCACCTTGCTCAGCAACCTTATAGATGGTTCTGATGACTTCTCTGTTGATTTCCGCAAGGATCTCAGTTGAGAGAATGTTAGCAAGTTCTGCTTCGGCATTCAGACCGTGAATTGCCTTCAGGTCTTGTGCCAGTTCTAAGGAGTACTCTGCCTTCAGTGCTCTGGACTTCGCAGTAACGGTGACTTTCTCGATCGAGAATGCCATCTGGTTGAAAGCATCATTACCGGTGCCATCAAGTGATTCTGCGTCGTCTGTACGCATTCCACCACCAACGTTGTATGCGGTGGAAGATGCAGTGCCAACGGGGTTCAGAACGGAAGGATTGGTTCCTGCCTGAGTGTTAGTACCAATACCTGCGTCTGCGTCTGCGAAACCGTTGGTGAGGTCGGATCCCTTATCCTGACCAGAGAATGCCGAGTCTACTTCGTTGTAGAAGGTCTCAGTGCCACTCTGGTTAGTGTAGCGGGAACGCATTGCAAAGATCAGTCCGGTAGGACCAGACATTGGTTGAACACCTGCGAGGTCATATGCGACCAAGTTAGGCATAGAACGTCTGATCAAGGAGATCAGAACAGGGTCGAAACCTGCGGTAGGACCTGCAGCAGCAGAGGATCCGGTGAAACCACCGTTACCGACTTGGTTTGTGGGTTGCTCAGCAAGCATACCACCTTCGTTGAAGGCAGATTGCTCACGGAGGAATTTCTCTTGGTTTTCGAGCAGGACAGCGGTTACGGCTCTACGATGAGAATCTTTGATTTCTTCGCATCCTTCAGCATTAAGAAGGGGTGCCCACTTTTCCTGCAACTGTTCGGATTGGAACATTTGCTTTTTACCTATAAAAGTTTAGTGTTTGTTAATGTTAAATTCAGTTTTGCTTGCCAAAAGAACCCAGGGTTCTGAGATAAGCAGTCATGGAATCAGAGTAGGACTCAGTTCCAGAATGATCTACTCCCTCAGAGAGGGTTTCAGATTTAGCAGAGGAAGACTGTGACTTAGAGGAGAAATATGACTCCTTAAGTGTCTCCAGCTTTTCACGATATTCTGTTTCACTTTCAAACTCTACACTTTCGGAAAGTGAGGCGAGTTTCTCCTTCTGTGTCTGTGCAAGACCTTCGGATACTTGATCTAAGATTCCATCAGCAACTGACTCTGCGAGTCTCTTGTTGAGGGAGATATTTCTTTCGATCTGCTCGTTGAGTTTTGTCTCCATATCATCAAGTTTTTCTACCATGCTCTCAAGCACATCATATTTTTCTTCAGGGATTGATACATAATGTTCTTCAAAAAGACCCTTCATTCCTTCAAGGAATGATTCGGTCATTTCGGTCTTAAGACCAGCTTCAACTGCGAGTGCGTTCTCTTCAAACCACTCGTCAGCAACATACTCAAGATAAGAATCAACACGTTCTGCGAGTGATTCTTTTGCTGCTTCGATTTCCTCAGACAGCTTCTCTTGATATTGTGCTTCCAGACCTTCTTTAATTTCAGCAACCTTAGCATTGATTGCTGCTTCAAAGATGGTCTTTGCTTTTTCTTTAAATTCTTCGGAAAGTTCTTCACCACCGAGGAGAGCATTAACGTCTTCTTCGACGTTATACTCAACAGTTTCTTCTGCTTCAGCAACTACTTCATCAGTAGTAACTTCTTCCTCTTCAATGGTCTCTTCAGTAGAGAGTTCTTCTTCTTCCTTCATGCCTTTCATTGGATCTGCTGCTTTTGCTCCTTTGTTTACAACATCCTTAACTTGCTTAAGAGTGCCACCAGGGGTCTTAAGTTTCGCAGAATCGTCATCAGGCTTATAGTTCTCGGGGGTGGGACCACCAAGATCTTCTACACCTGCTAACTGAGTACCAGGATCTGCCATTGTGGGCATGGGATCAGCAGCTTTTGCTCCAGCATTTACAGCAGTTCTGGATTGCTTAGTGCCTGCTTCCATTTCCTGTAAATTTTTGTCACTAGACATTTGAACTCTCCGTTTTCCGTTATTTAAAACTATATTTATTTATAAATTAATAAACTTTATCAATACTTCAAAGATTGTTGAGAAAATCGTTAAAAAGATCTAACTTTTTCTCATCAAGTTGTTTTTGAGTTACAAGGGTATTGATTTCTTTGTATGTTTTTGCTGCATACTTTTCACGAAGGATTCCTCCATCCCATACCCACTCTTTACCTTCCATAATTCCCTCAACAAATGCATCGGGTGCAGAAGGATCAGCAACGATATCAGCAGCAGTTGCCAACATAAAGTCGTCACCAACAATGTTGACACCTTCACGAGTCATTTTCAATGAACCAATTCCTCTAGAGGAAACCCCAAGTTTGACTCCTTCTTCAATTAGAGAAGATGCAATCTTACCCATTGGGGTATTCAAGATCTTTGCTTTACCAACAAAATTAGAACCAGATTCTTTTAGAGAAACAATTTTGTGGGAAACACGATCAAGGTTGACGGTTGGACCATCGGGATGACCGAGTTCACCAAGTGCTCTGCCTGACTGAACATGATTTTCATTATATCTAGAAACTTCCTTACGGAGAGTTTCCATGGGATACATACGACCATTACGGTTTTTAATATTTCCCTGAAGGAAGACTCCTTCGATATACATTGATTTCTTGCCGTTCTTTTGTTCGACAAGAAATTCTACTGATTCAATTTCTTCTCTAATAAGTTTCATTATGCTGCTCCTGTAACTTGAACTTGTTGGATATAAAGTGTGCCGGATCCAGAATCAGTTCTCGCAGCAACCATTAACGAACCTCTTAATTCTGCATATGCTGGATTAAATGCATCACTCACTGATGATGAATCGTGATCAACAGTAATTCTTGTGCTGAAATATCCACTAACTCCAGCACTAGTATCAACAGATGATACAATTTTATGCTCAAAATCAAAATCTGATTGACCAGTTACCGTAAGGGTGACTGCATCACCAACAGCAAATGGTGAACCAGTTCCTTCTGGAAAATCGATAGTGGTTGCGGTGCCAACAGTTACATTTACAACTCTCTGAGACGATGGTCTTCCGAGTGAAAGTATTGCTTCTCCACCACTTGGAATATAGTAACTAGTGGTATATCCAGTAGGAAAGGTGCCAATAGCAACATGATGACCTTGTGATTTAGCAACAAATCTCAGTGAGTCACTTTGATGTACAATAGCACCCGTTCTAGCGGAGGTTCCGCTAGTGCTTAAGGTAGTAACAGTACCTATACCTTGATGGACAGCCATTATAGTCTAATGTTCATTTAGTAGTTATTTATAATTACTCTTGCTCAGAAGTATCTTCGTCTTCTACTTCAACAGTATCTTGTCCAGTAAAAACAGAATTTGCTACCATTGGACGAAATGTGTCAACTCTTTCCGATGACTTTGCAAAAAGTAAATCTTTAATTTTGTCACTGATTTGGGAAGGTGATTCATCAGCTACAATCATATCTAAAAGTTCTTCCATTAAATTTTAAAATAAACGGTGAAATTATTTATATTTCCCCACCTTTGGGAAGTTCTGGTGCTTCTGTTGCGGATCCGTCTGCTTCAGGTTCCATTTGAGGTTTTCCAAGATCCATACTTGCTGCACTATCTAAAGGCATACCAGTTTCTGGATCTACAGTTGCAGGATCTGGAATTACACCATCTTTGATTTCTTTTTCAATCAATTTATCTTGCTCAATAATCTCCATATCTGTTTGACGCAAAATCTTACGACGAACATAATCTTGAGAGTAGTACTTACCAATGTAAGGTTGTGCAGTTTGAGCAAGAGTCAACCTTTCATTTAAAAGTTCTGCTTCCTTGAGTTCAGAGAAATGATTATCATAGAGGAAGTCGTATTGAATATGCTCACTCATTACTTCCCAATCTTCAGGAGTAATAATATTCTTAAGAATAAGTTGAGTCTTTAACATATCATTAAACATGTTGGAGAATCTTTTTCTCAAACGACCAACAAACTTGGTGAACTTAAGTTCATCTCTCAAGATCTCAG